TCTCGGACGAAGTGGCACATTCACGCGACGCGGTGCCCGAACCTTGCGAAAGAAGTACAGTCATTCAAGCGGCGTGAAGATCGGGATGGTAATGCACTGGACGACTTCGTGGAGATAAACGATGATGGTATTGCGGCTGCTCGATACGCGACTGAATGGATATGGGGACAGACGCATGGAGAAGTTGAGACGGAGTTCAGCGCTGCCGACTTCGGACTATAGGAGGCGATCATGAGTGATTGGGGACCGGTGAGCGAAGGAATACTCGAATCGATGAATACACGGTTCAGCACGGGCAGCGAGCAGTGGCACAACAAGAAGCTGTACACGGACCAGACCGACTTCGACACGGATGATATTGAAGCGTATATTCGGGATCACCAAAAAACCATGGTGCCTGAACTTGAAATGCTGTGGCAATATTACTTGGGACGAAACACCAAGATATTGAGTCGTCACCAAGAGACAGACACACCGTCGAACAATACACCCGTGGCGTACGGTCGAAAGATCGTCACAACGTTCACCGGGTACGCGTATCGTCCGAGGTACATTACGTACAAGCCAGCGGGAGACGCAGGCGATCAACTTCACGCGGAACTTGTCGAGACGTTCAATGTGAACAACGAACATATCAAGACGAATCGGAACGGGCGGAACACTGCGATATTCGGTGTGTCGTACGAGTTGCTGTACATTGACGGTGTAGAAACTGGATCACCGAACCTGCCCGTGCGCGCTGAACCACGGTTCGTGAATGCTGATCCACGGACGATCATCCTCCTGTACGATTACTCCCCGGAGCCTGAAAAAGTGGCTGGTATACGGTACTGGAAGAAAACGAAAAAGCGGTACCAAGTTGAGCTGTACCTGCCCGACGTGATCCGGGTATTTGAGCGTGTCAAACGAGACGACTTCGACGACAAGTGGTATTACGAGCCGGTGGGTGAGTACCCAAACTACTTCGGTGAAGTGCCGATCGTGCCATATTACCTTGGTGACGAAGCGCTCGGCGTGATTCGCCCGGTCAAGGACTTGATCGACGACTACGATTTGTTGGTGAGCGATTCAGTGGTCGAGTTCGACCGGTTCGCAAATGCGTATCTGCGGCTCGTCGGGCAAACATTTCTCGACAAGGCGAACACGAAAGATGGCGGGTTCAAACAGCTCGTGGCGAACATCAAGCGGTTCCGGGTGTTCAACCGATTGAGCAAGCCGGACGATGTGACGTTTCTCACGAAGGATATTCCGAAAGAGTTCATCGAGTTTATGACATCGTTGATCCGGGACGAGATTCACAAACAATCGCATGTGCCCGACTTCGCACAGATGGCGGTTGGCGGCGATTTGTCCGGGGCGGCTGTCCGACGGCTGTTATTCGACTTCGAGAATGTTGTGTCCAGTGCGGAGGGCGACTTCGATATTGGCCTGTTGGAGCGAATCCGATTGATTACGAAAATCTATGCACTGAGCGGTCGCGGCGTTGTCGGTGGGCCACAGGATATTTCTATCAGCCACAAGCGCAATGTACCAGCCGACATAAAAGAGTTCGCGGAAATCTCGAATATGATGAAGCAAGCCGGGTTGAGCCGGTATCTGATCGCGGATATTTGGCCGGACGACATCATCCCGAATGTTGAGGAAGAGCTGGCGCGCCAAGATGAAGAGACGCAGGCGATGCTGCCCCAATTGGATGAGCTGGTGGAAGAACCGGTAAATGACACCGTTTGAAGAACGTTCGTACAAAGCCATTCTCGCCCGTGAACGCTACTACGAGCGAGAAGTACAACGAACGTTGAAGCGCGCACTCGATGAGTTGCGCGGGAAGATGGCGGTGATTTATGATCGCTACGCGGTTGACGGTAAACTGTCCAAGGCCGATATGACTCGGTACAACCGGTACGCCAACATGGAACGCGATATGTTGGCCGTGGTGAATCAGGCCACACGGGGGTCGTTGCGCACCATCGAACGGATGAAACCGGAACAGTACGGTGAAGCATTCTTCCGTCACGCGTGGGCCGTGGAGCAATCCGCACGCGTCGCGGTCAAGTGGGGCGTGTTGAATCGCGATGCGGTTGTTGCGAATCTGGCGAACGATTTTTACTACATAGCCAAAGAACGATATGGCATGGAAGCCCGGTTGCTGATTCGTCAAACGCTGGTACAAGGCATTGCCCAAGGCTCTTCATACCAACAGATGAGTCGATCGCTGGCACGGGCACTGAACATCGTGAACTGGAAGGCAATGCGCATTCTCCGTACCGAAGGACAGACAGCCGCGAACGCGGGAACTGATGCAGTGTACACCAAAGCACAGGAGCGCGGTATCGATGGTTCGGTGATCTGGGATGCGACACTCGACGGACGAACGCGCCCGACTCATGCTGCCATGGACGGGCAGAAGCGAGCGGACGATGGGTTGTTCAACGGTCCGGGTGGATCACGCGCACCATTCCCGACGTACCCGGACTTGCCTGCTGAAGAGCGGATCAATTGCCGGTGCAGGCTCCGTTTCGAGATTGAAGGATTCGAGCCGGGGCTGCGTCGTACGCGGGAAGATGGCGTATTACCGTATCAGACGTACGATCAATGGGCGAAAGGGCGACAGGTTTGGAAGTGAACAGAACTCTTTGTTAAAATGACAAAAAGAGCGATAATTAAATGTCCGAGGCGTACCCGGAACACGGGGACGAGCAGGGAGGGAACATGGCAGACGAAGTGATTGAACCGGATGTACCGGATGACGGTGCAAAGTTCAAGACGGAGATTGCGGGACTGAATCGAAAGATCACAGAACTGCAACAGGAACGGGAACGATTGGCGTCGGAGCTGGAAAAAGAGAAGGTCGGACAGCAGTCCGTGGAACAGCAGATCGCAGAGCTGAGAGCAGATGCCCGGAAGCAACGGGAAGAAGCGGAACAGCGCGAGAAGCGATTGAAGTGGCAAAGCGAAGCTGCACGACTGGGAATACCAGATACGCTGGTAAACAGGCTGGACCCATCGGCCCCGTACGAAGAAGGACTTGAAGCCATCGTTAAGCTGAACGAATGGCACCAAGACCGGGTGAAGGCTGATGTGAATAAACAATTGGCCGACGGGTATAAACCGAAGTCGCCGGGTGATGCGCCGGACGAGAAGAAGGTTGATACCGACAAATTGAAAGGGCTGGACTTTCATACCATGGCACAGATGTCCGACAAGGAACTGGCCGGGTTGTATGGAGGTGAGTCTGAGTAACCATAGGAGGGTTACATGAGCGTTGAAATGTTTATCCCGCAGATGTGGGCTGCTCCCTTCCTTCGACGGCTCCGTAAGTCGTTGGTTTTTGGTGGAATAACGAATCGGCAGTATGAAGGCCAGATCAGGAACATGGGTGATACCGTGAATATTCTGGAAGTTGGCCCTGTTTCTGCTTCGGCGTACACCAAAGGGGCAACATTAACGTATTCCGATCTTGACGGCGCAGACAAGCAATTGCTCGTCGATCAGGCGACGGAATTTCACTTCAAAATCGATTCTGTGGACCGTGCACAAACTATGCCGGGTCTCATGGAAGAGGCGATGAGCGAGGGCGCGTATTCCGTTGCGGATACGATTGACCAGTTTATCGCGGCCAAGTATTCCGAAGGCGTGAGCGAATCGGCAACCGGAAATTCCACCACGGACGTGGATGTCAGTTCCGGGAACGTGATCGAACAGCTTTCGTACGTTGGCCGGTATCTGTCCGACCGAAATGTACCGACGGGCAACCGCTTCGGTATTATCCCGCCGTGGTTTCACCAGAAGATGCTTCTGGCAGAGATCGGTGGTATTTCGGCAACGGCTGTACCGCTCGTGGATCGTGGTTCGTACGCGTCCGGCTTTGTCGGGCAGGCGATGGGCTTCAATTTCTTCATGTCGAACAACGTGTCGAATGACGCCACCACGTATCGTTGTATGTTCGGGAACACGTCGGCAATCACATATGCCGGTCAGTTGACTGAACTCGAATCGTTCCGGTTGCAGACCACGTTTGCTACCGCTGCTCGTGGGCTGTACGTGTACGGTGCCAAGGTCGTCCGACCGAACGCGCTGCACGTTGGCTACTGGGCAGAGGCGAGCGGTTAAGGAGGGTATGTAAATGGCTAGCACAACTTTAACCGTTGTCTCCACGGCAATCACCGGCGGTGCAATAACCGCCAAGACGGGCGTAGCTTCGAGCCAAACGCTGACGGTTTCTCCGTCCACGGCACAGGGCGCACTCGACTTCAACACGCTTGCTGTTCGGTGTGAAAACACCAACACTACCACAGCGGTAACACTGTCGCTTGGCGTTGGTACTGAGTTCTCGGCTATCGAGGTCGGGGCTGCCTCGATCAGCATCGGAACGGCTTCTACCGTGGTTATCGGTGGGAAACTCTTTGAAGGTGCGAGATTCCTCGACTCCAGTGGGAATATCGTGTTTACGCAGACCGGCACAGGTCCGACTTCGTGGGAAGCGTACCAGCGACCGAAAGCGATCGATTCCTGAGTAACGGGCCGGGGCAACCCGGCCTATGCTCTATGGAGGTGGTATGGCAGTAGTAACCGCCGATCAAGTGGTCCAATACACGAATATCACGGCAAGTGCCGGGACTATCACTTCTTCTGGTCTCATCGACGTGGTTCAGGATCGAATCGGGATTATCTGCAACCAGCGATTCACGACCGATATTTACCAGACTTCAACATTCACGTTCAACACGACAGCACGCACGATTGTGTCACAAGCCGACTGGGAGGATGACGGATTCGCTGCTGGTGATGAGATATACGTTCAGCATAGTTACCGGAACGACGGGTATTACGACGTTCTTTCCGTGAGCGATGAAACGTTGACGCTTGCCACTGGTGAATCGGTCATTGATGAACTGTCCGGTAGGTCGATCATCGTTTCTGTGACGCGGTGGCCCGTGGCTGTGTCATACATTGCCGCACAGATGGTGGCGTACGACTACGACGAACGGGACAAGCGTGATGGAGTAAGGTCACGGAGTCTTGGTCCATGGTCGGAGACATACTCCGGCGTTCTGACATTTGGGTATCCTAATGGTATTATTGAACAACTCTCAAGCTATCGAGTCGTGGAGATGGTGTAATGGGTGTCGTGTCGTCTTTGAACCTGCGAAACAGCGTTTCTGTCTCACGTACAACGACGTCCCCGGATGGGATGGGTGGTTCAACGACGACGACGACGACGACGATTTTACCGTATGCGGCGATCTGGCAAGCAGGTACGAGCAGCCCGTTTATATCAGACCAAGTGCTGGCGTTGTCCAGCCATATTCTCGTGTGCCGCCCAACGGATGATGTTTTGTTCACCGACGAGATCACGTACGACGGTCGAACGTTCGAGATCACCGGGCACCCGGAAGATGTCCAACAGCGTGGGCAACTGAAAGTTGTTTCGCTGAAGGAGGTCAACTAATGGCTACTTCGACGATTGAACAACAGTGGAATGGAACGGAAGTAAAGATACGTGGGAAGAAAGTGACGCAACGAT